TTATTTAAAAAGTCCCAAGTTTTTAGGATTCTGTCCGTTAACCTCCTCGGTGAATTTTTTCATCATTGTTGTGAGCTGTCCTGCAGCGCTTACTCCGGCTCTCTTGCAGGCCTGTGTGTATTCATCGACTACCTCTTTTTTAAGCTTGTAGCTTTTGGATATCCAGCCTGCCTTTTTGGCATATTTCTCTGTTGCCACAGTTTGTGGTTTTGGACTTCCTACTGGCATTATTTCTTTTTCTCCTTTCTGTATTTCTGTATAGCATCAATTATCATATAAACGGATGCAAGCATTAATAGCGCTGATGTAAATATGCCTTTTTCCGATGCAATATATATGACCAATGATGCTAGTAAAAATAATTCGCTGAATCTTAGTCTTTTCATATATTATCAAATGAGCTATAATGTTTTTGAAGAGGAGCGGGGCTTTCGCCCCTTTTCCTCAATTAAGAGCCTTTGTTATTGCTTCAATCAGTGTTCCCAAGCCTGCTAAGAAAGTTCCTAGCCCTATTAGCAGTTTAGCTGTTAAAGCAATCAGGCTCTTAATTTCTTTTTTTCTCCTCTTCTTTCGTTTGCTCATTGTCTTATCTCACCTCCTGATATTATAATATCATATGGTGTACCATATGTCAAGTGTTATTTAAAATTTATTTAACTTTTTTCAAAAGATAAAGGTATCCGCCAGTCTGACAGATACCTTTATTTTTGATGTAATTATTTAATTTGTTGAGTCGGTCGGCAGTTCATTGGTATACTTTGATAGTGCCTTTTTGACTGTGCGCCACACCTTTTTGACTGGTAAACCGCACAACGACATATTCTTCAGTATGCTTACAATCTCATATGCTACATAGAGCAGTGCGAAGAACTCCATCGTTCCGACCGTCTGCCCCGGAAGATATGCTCTTGCTTCTTTTGGAATAAATCCGATGAGGTTCAATCTGATGATTGAATCGACCAGAGCTAGGAGCACAAGAGATATCAGCATACCGACCTTCCTGATTGCTCCGTTGATTCCAAAGTTTGAATTGAACTTTTTCTCCTTGATTGCTCGTAGTACTCCGAAGATAGTATCCATTACTATGCATATTACTACTATCTCCATAATTTTATTGCTTGCTGTTGTTATAAAAAATCTTGTAATATCGTTCATCATTTTTTTCCTTATCCTTTCAAGAGTCTGTATGTTGTGAGTAATCCGACATATGCATCCTGTGTCAGTCCTCTGTTCTTTTGGAATACCTTCACGCATTTAGAAAGATAGTCCGTCCACTTTCCGTAATCTGTATCTAACTTCGTGAAGCTGTATACATCGTGCAGTGTTCTTCTTAACCACTTGATTGCAGTCGGGCAGTTGTGTTTTTGTCCGCTCCACAGATTGTGGTTCTTTGCGAATGCCTGCGAGTCGGCTCCGAATTTACCATCTTCTTTCAGTGCATCAGCTCCGGTGAGGTCAAAGCCTACATTCATGGCGTGCTGCCATTTTCTGACCTCTTCACCTTCCAGGTAATAGTCAATATTGCCCTTCCAGCTCTCGTCTTTCGGCTTGGCCGGCGCAGCTTCAGGCTGGCTTGTTACTGTTGTATCATTTGCTCCGAGCTCCACATATAAGAGGTTGGCATCCGTGCTATTGCTGAGTCCGGAGCAGGTGAATGCACTGGTGTACTGCCATCCGTACAGGCTGTGCACAATTGCCGGCTTCTTGGCATCGTTCGGATTGTCCCCGATTGTCATTCCTTTAGTGGATGGGTAGCGGGCTATCCAGAACGGACAGTTAATCTGATTAGCATATGGTAGGATGTAAGTATTGTAGAAACTGAGTCCGGTGTATACTCCGAAATCAAGCCCTGCTGCCTTGATTTCCGACTGATATGTGTTGATGATGTCGATTAAAGTCTGTCCAAGTCCCTGCTGGCATCTGTCCTCCACGTCAAGCCATACGAAGGTCTTTCTTCCGGCAAGTACCTCAATCACTCTCTGTGCATCCGTCTTTGCCTTTTCTACTGTAGTGGCGTATGAGTAATTATATACGCCCTGAATCGGCATTCCGGCTTCTGTACAGCCCTTCCAGTTTTTCTCGAAGGTCTTGTCCGGGTTCAAGTCCTTTCTGATGATTTTTAAGATAGCGAACTGTACACCAGCCCATTTAACTTTGTTCCAGTCTATTGCGCCTTGGTATGATGATACGTCAATTCCTTTCATGACGTCTCTCCTTTCGTTCTGTGCATTTGTATTAATGTTGTTCATAAGCTTGCGCCCCTTTCTTTATATTATAAGAGCCGGCACCTCATTTGGTGTCGGCTCCTAGGCTCTATTTGTTAGTTACATATTAAATTTTATATTTTCTATCACGCTCCCTAACCAGAGTTAATGTTGTCAATAATTGTGCAAACACTTCAAACCAAGTATACGGTATGTCTTTTTGTATAATAATTTGTGTTGTAGCTGATACTTCATATAATCAAGTTTTAACTTTAGATTTTTTATTTTTAAAACTTTAATTTTATCTACCATAAACCCTGTAAACACACTGACAAGTTGTATCTTTACCGAGTATTACGTTACGAAGCCATGAACTTCTGTTTTGAATACTATTTTTTATTGTATTATAAACTATACACCATGAACTGTAATTATTATTGTCATAGTAATTCCCGTCTAAAAATAAGAATTCAAGATTATTAGATTCTGATACTGGAAAAACATAGTCTCTTGTAATATATGAACTCCCCGAATAATAAAGCATAAAATTTACCCTTAATTCTCGATAACTTTTTATATTTGATATTACATGTTCGTTAACATCTCTAAATGTTCCGATTTCTTTCCAATCTTGCTTATTTGAAAGATTACCTAAACTCTGGTTTAATGCACTTATAGCTCCAGTACACGTTCCATCCCCTATCTTGGATATGTCCTTTTTTCCTATCCTCTTTGTGATAAAATACTTTAATCCTGTAAGATCCAAATATTTTGCCATTTTTTCTCCTTCTTTCTATGCAAATGCCGCATCTATCTCACTATTGGTTATTGCAACCATATCTGACTTCTTTATATAGCTGCTTAGATCAATTTCTCTTGTACCTAATTTTTCATACTTATTGTTGATCCATAAATATTCATCATACACATTCTGTCCACTTCCAGAATTGGCAATTAAATAAAACGTTCCCTTAACGCCTGTTGATGGCAATGTCTGCACTACTTGAAAATCCAATTTAGTAATACCGGCCATCGCTGTTGAAATGGCCGATGTTACAAATGCTGTTGATGCGGCCTGAGTATTATTTGTACCAGCTGATGCTGTTGGCACTTTAGGTGTACCAGTAAAAGACGGACTCGCTATAGGTGCTTTCTTAGTTAGCTCAGCCTGTACTGCCTTGTTTTGTACCGGGTTTGTTGAAGTGTTACTCAGTTCACTATCTACTGTTGTCTTATTTGCACCTTCCGCTATTCCATCAACCTTTTTCTTATCACTTACTGACATAAGACCATGTGCAGTCTGTGTTGCATCAGAATAAGTTGTATTTGTCGGTGTTCCATATGTACCATCCCCTCGTAAATACTTTCCCTGATCGCCAGCTGCCGGTGCAGGTACCAATCCTGACGTTCCAGCTGCTGAAGCTGTTGCACCTTTCATAACAGCATACGTTGTATTTTCTTTCGGTGGTGTATATCCAAGTGCTTTTATTACATTATCACTTGTAAGCTCTCCTCTGATAGTTTGTGATGATTTGTTTTCAACATTGCCTAATCCGATTTCTTCCTTTGTATGTTTGTGTCCTTTATCACTTTTATCTCCCAATAGAGTTTTAATTTTACTAATGATGTATACCGCACCTGTAAGATTTAAATATTTATTTTCCATAGTTCTCCTTTCTGTTATCTAAAGTCCATTAAATATAGCCTCTATTTCTTCAATGGTAATAGCATTATCATTATTAACTGCATTCACCTCCTCCGGGGTGTATGATGGTTTATTTTGTGCTTTAGCCCATTCTGGTATGGTTGGATCTGTCTCATACATATCTCCTGATATTTCTTTTCCATTCAAGCGTGGTTTGTTTTTTAGCTGTTCATAATCATCCATTATGTATATTTGCTCACATTCAATTCTTAATTCAGTATCATTTTCCATTTCAAGTTCAATTTCTGTCATATCATCCCCTCTTTCAATATATCTTCAACTGGTACTGACTTGATATTGCTTGCAATTACATTTTCATCTTTTGTCTTTGCCCTGACCTGTATCAATACATTCTTCATAGCATCAAGCTGCAGTGTTTCATCTTGAGATAATTTAATAAATAATGTTTCATCCGAAGTATTCAATTGATCCATGGACTTCTCAAACTCATATTTTCCCTGTTTAAAGGTTACATATATTTTTTCCAAATTATTTATATCACAACCTTTTAATTTTATTTTGATTGTTGGAGTTGTTCCTCTTCTCATACTTCACCTCTTGTCTCAAAACTTATATTGCATCAATTTCCTTGGTACTTATAGTTTCTATTTTATCTACTTTTTGATTGACACTTTCAATTTGTTTTCTAACAGCCTCCCCCGCTGTATCGTATGACTCTCCTGCAAATCCTTTTCTCACATCCTTAAGCTCTGCTTCGTAGTTGCCAAATCTTTTTAACAATTGTTCCACAAGTGTAGTCTGCTTTTCCTCTTCCTCATCACCAAATCTCATTTTTCCAGTACATTTAACAATTATGTTGAACGATATCAGCTTACTGTCACCATCTATCACTCTGATCTGCATAACATTCTGCCCTGCATGAAAAAATGACTCAGAAGGAATAATCGTAATCGTATTTCCATCCACTTCTGCCAAGGCTTTATTAGGCTCAGCCATAGTGCTTGTACACATACTGTACACAACTGCTGCCGCTGATGCCGGAATATCATAATCCCTCACGTCAAACTCTATTGCTATTGAGTTGGTGCCTTCCGTTACCTGTATTGGGGCCTGTAATACATTCTTCGTAACATAGATATCTCTTTTTATGGTCTGCATTTAATTCTCCCTTCATTCTCTAAAATTATTTTTGTATTGATGTTCGAAACATTAATAGGCATTTTGCTGAAGCCATTAGGCAGGAACAAACCTTACTATGTATCTTCCTGCATTAAGATAGTCATACCATGCTCTTGCATTCTGCTTTCTCTCATCTTCCTTCTCTGTTCCGGCACGCTCAAAATTTTTAAGATATGCTGATGCCAGATATTCCGGGGTTTCTGTACTCGCTTTAAATTGAGCCCAGGTTAATTTGTATGTTTCCACTGATAACCATTCTCCCGATGACTCCGTCAACTGATCTATCCAATATAACTGTCCAATTCCATCGCCAATCTCGTATCCATTAGCTGTTGCCCAGTTAGTATACTTTGACGCCGGAGTCCACTGCACCAGTCCATAGCCACCGGAATAGTTGCCCTCTTTAAGGCTTTGCCACAATCCAGGATTAATGGTTGATTCTCTCTGCATATTTCCAAGCAGGCCTGAGATTGCATTGATTGTCCAGCCTTTATCACTTAGATATGTATAAATTTCTTTGGCATTGCTCTCCATCTCTCCCTGCGTCAAATATTTATTATTACTAATCATGGATAAGCACCCTCTTTCGATTTTCCTCCTATAAGCAGGCCTCCAACATAATTCTCATAAGTTCCATCCGAATACTCTACTGTTCCAGTAAATCCGTTATATCCGTTTACACCGAATGACTGGCAATCAACATATACCTCGCCAGTCTTAAACATTCTAAATAATGCATTTTCAGTACCGATTTTAAAAATTTCATTACTTACTGCAAAAATTTTCCCGACAGTATTACCACTTTCGTCCATGATCTTAATCTCACCCTCTGAGATCTCTGTTCTTCGACCAAATTCATCACTTCCGCAAGTGTATCTTCCATTAGTGAGGATTCCATCTTTATCGAGAGTGGTCATCACCGCACCAGAACCATTCAGGATTTTCATAATCCCTGCCTTATTATCACGGCCTCCTAATGTAAGTGTCCCTCCATAGATACGATCAGCAAGCATTGTCCCAGCAATTATGTAATCAGCAAAAAATCCCTGTCCTGTTCCGAATGTGCTCCAGATCCAGTCTTTTCCATCTGATGTACGTTTTGATGCGATTTCAAATCCCATAGAGCCAAGGCACATAGCTCCGAACGTAGGTGAATCAGGGTTTAAATCCTCAAAAAGCATGGCTCGTACATCCTGCTTTTGAGCTACATCACGTAGTGCATGAAACTGTGTTTTCACTGCATCCAGTATTCCCTGCACCTGAGAGCCGATCACAGATCCATCTTCTCTGATTGCGCTCTCAATTCGGTTATTAATACTGACCTGATTTGATATGTAATCAAATTGATAATCGCCCAGCGATACAGATAATATGCGGTCATTCACACAATCCCACTCTAATTCCGTAACTCTTGCATCTGTAACTATATCAAGATTATTGTTTCTACAATGTACGGTATCACCAAGAGACACTTCTACAAGCCCCTTGATATCGGCATACAGCTCTGTATCCTCAATCATTACCATATCCACAGATATAGTTACTTGAGGCTTGTCTGCCCCCGCTTCCCACTGTTCCTGACAGCGTTTTCTAAGTGCAGCCTCCAGTTGTGCCGGTGTATCGCATATGATCACACCTTTCGATTCATCATCTTCCTGTGCATCAGCTCTCATTTTTACATCTTCAAATTTCATTGTTGAATATTTGACTGTTGGATATTTGTCTATAAGAGGGGAATCAACCCAAGGAGCATCCCCATCTATCTGATATCCGTTATATGCCTGTGGAATGATCCGGGTAACCACATTTCTTAGGTCAACCTCCTCTTTCATTCCGTTTTCAGCAATGTTTTTTCCGTAAAGGATCTCAACACCTCTGTCGCTGCCAGCATGACGATTTATTATCGCTTTGTAATTATCATATACGATTTCACCTCCCCATCTCTTAACAAAAGAATTCTCATCGTCACCATTGATGGCTTCGATGAGATTTTTATTTTGGTAATATGCAGTTCCAGTCGATGTAATATCTGTTTCGGCTGTATACTTTTTATTCGGTGCAGTCATGATATCAAGAGCCTGCTGCCCTGTTTTGTCAGTTGGACGGACATCCAAAAGGAAACAATCATCTGCCGCATCCATAAATATAGGCTGCAGATCAGCAGATATTCCGGAATCACTTTTTTCCTTATGAGTTATTCTGAAAAGCTGCTCTCCATTAAAGGAAGGCATCTTAACAACTGCTCCCTCTTTAATATACTTCCAGCGGTCTTCTGAATCCTTTGGATGTTCAAGCATTACCTCCCATGTTCCATTCAATACGGCATGAACGGATGCACTTGAAGGAAATAATGACATATCTCCGTTCTGATCAAAGTTTGTATTTTCAATGTTATATATCTGAATCATAAGCACCTCCAATTAGGTATCACTTTCAGATTTCCTCCGTAAAATTCAATCTTGTTGTTTCCCGGCTGTAGATACATATCTTCATAATTTCCTGACACTTTGGTATTATTCAAAGTACCATCCTCGCGATACGCGATCATCCGATCTGTATCTATGGTCAGATTTTGACCAACATTAGCAGTCATCGTTTTTCCATTGATCTTAAGCGTACACATACCTTCTGCTGCGATCTTATATGTCGGATGACACTCTATATAAGGATTCCAGCAAACATCTTCTATGTCATATTCCATTACACCATCTACGGAATATTGAAGCCCATCCAGTGTGTGAAATATCGCTGTAAAATTGCCTATCCGCTCAGATGTCCTCTCATTATCATCTAATTCAACATAGGTTATTTTATAAAAAAAGCCTGCATCATCAGATATAATAAGTTTTGCATTTCTTTCTGACAGCCACTGTTTTGCCATTCTCCAGCGATCATTCCACCTGTCTCCTGCTCCGATATAATTAAATGGTATCTTTATTGGTGTTGCTGCATATGTACCATTAAACTTGTATATGGTTCCATCCCGCCCTGATAGTTTTACCTCTTCCATATTCGGCTGAGCGGCAGGAATAGATATCAACTCCCGGGCAAAAATCTGAAGCGAAGAGCCTCTTATGTCATTGTATTGTATGTCCTGCATTATTTTCCTTTCGCCCCCTGTGTTGCTAATGTCTTATTTGCCATCTGCTTAAGAACGAGATTTGTAAGTAATGTGATCGACTTCTTATCTCCAATATAAATGTTATTCTCCGCAGTCATTGATATTGATTTGAATGCTTCAACGATCATTGCGGCCAATGTTGCATTATTTGACTCATTTTCTTCTCTCATATAAGATTTCAATAATTCAATAGGTAATACAGCCTCTTTGCCTGCTTCTCCTCCACCCATCAATGAGTTACCGTTCTGGCCGAAAATTGTCGGACTGTTCAGGATTCCTCCGTTTGCATACCAATCCACGGAAAATTTAGGTACCTTAAGTGGGGAAAGTGACCACTCTCCACTCGCTTTAAAATGAGGCAACTTTATTTTTGGTAATTTCCAATCGAAATCGAAGAATCCTTTAATCTTATCAATAGCTCCCTTGATAAAATCGGCTACAGCTCCGAATATGGCATTTACACCATCTCTGAACCATTCACACTTATTATAAAGCGTTACAAAAATGGCTATAAGTGCCGCAACTGCCGCAATAATTATAAGTATTGGATTAGCGGCCATGACTGCATTTACTGCTGCAAAACCAGTTTTTATAGGTCCCAATACAGGTGCAATTTTAGATATAATGCCAATTAGTGACGAAACCCCTCCTGATACCTTGCTTATGATAGAAATCACAGGGCCAACTGCTGCTGCAAGAAGAGCACATTTGATGATCATATTCTGTGTTTCCGGTGACAATGAATTCCATGAATTGATAATGTCCTTAAGAATCGGTGTTACTGTCTGAAGACATTGTGCTAGTATTGGTCCTAATGCATTGCCAAGTTCAAACCCTTCATCCTTTAACTGATTTAATGTGAGTTTGAACTGATCTGCCGGGTCCAACGTTGCATTAAATGTATCACTGACACTTCCAACATTGTCATTCAATGATTTGCCTAGCTCTTCAAAATTCAGTTTTCCTTCCTGGCAGAATTGTGCCAGTGCCGGTCCTGCTTTTGAACCAAACAAATCAATGGCAGCATTGTATGCTTCTGTTGAATTATTCGCGCCTGACATTGTGCTTTGTAAATCTGACAAAGCCTGTTTCATAGATTTGCCTTCTCCGGATGCATTAACAAGAGCTTTTTTTAGGCCAGCCATCACCGTACTTGTATCAACACCTGACGTCTCACACTGTCCCAGGAAGGTTGCGGCATCTGCAGCTGACATACCAAGTTCCTTTAGTGATGCTGCATTAGATACCATTGAGGATGCAAGTGTGTCCATTGATATACCTGTATCCTGTCCTACTTTATTCATGGTATCAAGAAGTGCCCCTGCATCCTTGGATTTGAGGTTGAATGCCTCCATAACCTTCTGGGTGTTATCAATCGAAGATGATACGTCAGTATCATTAAGCGAAGCGAACTCAACAAACTGTTGTGATAAATCCTCCAGTTCCTGTCCTGTCATATGAAACCTTGTATTGACTTCTCCAACCGCACTTCCTGCCGTTGCAAAATCTGTCGGAATACTCTTTGCTATGTTTCTTGCAGAAGTCTGCATTTCCTCAAGAGCATCTCCTGACGCACCGGTTTTTTCGACAATAATATCCATGCCTTCATCAACCTGCTCCCAGGCTGCCATTATTCCGGCACCTGCCGCTGCAATTGGTGCAGTAACATTTTTGTTTAATGAACTGCCGACTTTTCCGGTCGCATCACTAAAATTTTGTACCTTTTTGGAGTAATCCTCTAATGTTGCAGCACCACTTTCAAGCTTTTGGTTTACATCCTCTAGACCACTTTTATAGTGATTTAGGGCAGCCTGTGCATTATCCAACTGCTGCCTTGTCTTTGATATTGCCTCTTCGTCTCTCTTTTCAGCATTCTCCTGTGCTTTAAGTATTTCGTTGAGCCTGTCAACCTTAGCTGTATAGGCTTCTGTCTGATTCTGTAAATACTCCTGAGTTGCCCTGAGTTTCTCCGCTGATGACGTGCTCTTGTCCCATTCCGACTTGGCAAGCTTGAAGGCAGATCTGTTTTCATTTACAGCATTATTTACTTCTGTCAGTGATTTCTTAAAGTCTACGGTACCGTCTACCTTTAATTTAAGCCCTACAGCTTTCATTTCACTGTCTGCCATATATCACACCCACTTTCTTTTTCTCGACCTCCTGCCACACTTCTAGGCACTCATTAAAAAAAATGGGATCCGAGTTAAAAAATTCATTTTCGCTCATACCCATCATTCTTGCAGCTACCATGTATTCAGCCCAGTTTATTTCGATTTCTTCTTTTTCCTCTTCCTGGTCTGTGGCTGATTCTTTTTTGTGGCTTCTTTTTTTTTATATTTATCAACCTTTTTGCCGAATTCGTCAAACAGCTTTCTTATGACCTCTGGATCCATCGGTGTCAAAATGAGTGCTTCGTCTTCATCTACCTTTAGACCGTTAGACCGAAGAATAATATAAATCAGCTTTGCGGCCGCTTCCATGTTCTCATCTTCTGATAGTGCCTCTTTATTGATTACTTTGTCTAATCCATGTTTCTGGATTAGATATAATGTCATAAAATTAACCTTAACCTCCAGCTTTGTGCCATCGGTTAAGGTTATGATTTTCTCGTCCATAGGTCTACTTTTCCTTTGCTATTGCTGTCAATACTGCTGCAAGATCTGCTTTGGTCAGGATAGGCTTGCTGAAGAATTTTTCCTCTGTGAGTCCTTCCGGTGCAGATGCACTCTCTACCCTTGCAACAATGTCTCCATCCTCATTGAATGGATATGCTTTGATTTTGATTGTATCTGTCTGCTCTTTTGCCTTCTCCTCAGATGTTGATATATCATCAGAGTTCTCACTTAGCTTGCACTTTGGATACCAGTCGTATCTATATCCGCCTTTTCTTAATTTGACCACCTTACCATAAGCAAAATATGGTCGTGGTCTGTTTCCTCCTGAAAGAATAAGACCATCCGCATCAACATTGTCTCCACGTAATTTTGCAAGTGTATCAGCTGGGAAAGCAACAATTTCCACCTCGATATCTGTTGAAGTTGTTATAATATCACTGTCATACACTGCTCCTGACGCGTATGTATCAGTTGGTTCTCCATTTTCCGTGACTTTTACGCTTTTAACTACTTCTGTCTTCTCCACCTCTTCCGCAAATGTGGATGTCCACCTGCCATCTGTATCCATTGTATTGAAGCACAGATACTGAGCTCCTACTGTTTCCTTCATTGGTGGTCTCTTAGTTTTAATTGCCATAATTGCCTCCTGTTCTATAAATCCAATGCTGCTATCATCTTTTTATAGTATCTTTCTTTGTTCTGTTCAAATAATGGTTTCAAGTGAGCTTTTGCGCTCATTTTTTTCGTGCCATGTTCAAGCATCGGTCCGTAATACTTGCCCCATCCCACATCTATTCCTGTCTTATCACGCTTATAGCTAAATGAGTCAACCAGATGTGTATATCCCGGAGCTGTGACCTTTCTTCTTGGCTTTGGCAGGCGCAACAGGTCGTTAACAAACTCCTTTGCTCCCTCCTCTATTGCATCCAGAGCACTTTTTTCGTCCACTTTTGAAAGATAACTTCCAAGCATATCCTGAATTTCTTCCATTCCGGAATCTTCAAATGTAATATCATTCATTCATTGTCTCCAGCGAGAAATACGAATGCCAAATTTTATCGTCTGTAATAAATTCATGCAGGATAGTTGGGTGTAGTCCCTTTTTGCGCATCATATCTCTCAGCATTATCAGCTTTTCATTTCTTGGTGTGCGAGAATAAAAGCTCACCTGCCATGTGATTTTATCTTCATAGTTGTCACCTGATGCCATCACATCATCCCATGCTATTTCCCAATAATCAATTCTCGGAAACTTCTTTCCATTATTAAGATCAGATATTCCTTCATTGACCGGACAGCCAGTGGCATGTAGCATCTCACTGAGTTCCTGTTTCGTCATCATATACCTCCCTGTCATATGCCGGAGTCTTAAGTGTCAGTTCTGTTTCTTTGAAACCATCTTTAGTGGTCACGTGAGCCACATTGTATATCTCATGCTGTGCTCCATCTATTACACAGATGCACTTACTGTTGACCTGCTTATATTGTGGAATACTGATTTTCATTGTAACCTCTATTCCATCTGCAGACAGCTTAGCTCGTGTTGTATCAAATACAGAAAGCTCCCTGTACCAGATATGCATCCCGGTAGATCTTACTTTTTCAACCGGAAAGTCTTGCGAACAATCCTCCTCTATCCTAAGAAGTTCAAGCACACCATCTGTATATTCAGGCATTGCCATCCGCTTCCACCTCCGTCTCCATCTGCCATGTTAAAATCACGCTTGAATAATTATCCATAAACTCACTGACTCTATGGTGATATGCATAATACATGTAATTTTTAAGCAGCATCCTGTATGTCAGATCTGTTGTGATATTGCAGCCGGGATTTAAGCTCCCGACTGTACATTCACCCTCTCTTGCAAGATTTGCAAGCTGACTGTCTTCGTAATATGGCGGAATCTGGAATTCTGCCCTCATCTCTGATACCAGTGCTGTCAGTTCTGTGTTCTCCATATTACTGCCTCTCTTTTATTATTCCTGTCCAGCCTGAACGATTGTAGCCTGTGTTACAGGGAGCACATACTCCTCCAGCTTAGTTACATCAAAGATAACTGCAACATTGTCATCAACCGCACGACCGTTTGCGTAGCATGATGCAATAATGAGATCTGCATTTTCCATAGCCTTTGTCTGATCATACTCATTGACTCTCACACCTGTTGTTCCCATAGTGTAGTATCCTGCAATTGTAAATGCAGCCTTACCCTTCGGACAGTTGGCATCAACAATTTTTTCGATGTCAATGAATGACTTGTTGACATAGCCGCCTGTCAGAGCCTCTCCATACATGCATGGGTCAACATATTCTGCCTCGTCTGACGGATTACAGATAAGATACAGCTTGTCTACAACACGCTTACCATTATTGGTAAGAGTCTTTCTCACATCTGAGAGTCCTTTAGGGCTGAATTTTGTGATGTTTGTCACAACCGTCTTAGCCTTGTTGGTACCGTCGCTGTTGGATGTTCCAATCTGACGGAAAATACCAATCGGTCCTGTCTTTCCATCTCCATCAAGATATCCCTTTACAAGACCATCCTGCATGGCTTCTGACAAAATTGCCATAAAATAACGGTCAACAAACTCAAGCGAAAGCTCTCTGATTGCCTTTGGAATAACTAAGTAAGCTGTGAGCATGTGAAGGTCAATGTTAAGTGCTGAAATCTCTGTGCTCAGCTCGCCCTTAACCGAGTCTGTAAGAGCTCCCCATACTGCTGCACCTGTATGTGATGCAACGATCCACTTCTTGACATTGGCAGGTGCCATGTTGACAAGATTAAGGATTGGTGATGCTTTCTTGACATCATCAAGTGTTCTGTCAATGATTTCAGTCGGAATGATATCAATCTGATTGGCCGTGATTGACTGCTTGATATCCTTGAAGCCTTCATAGAAGTTCTTTTCTTCCTGTGAAAGGTTACGGAGACCGAGCTGCTTCTTGAAGTCGGCATCATGGCTCGCACGCTCTGCCTCTGCTACAACCTGATTGATCAGATCTTCATGCATAGCTTCCTGCATCATCTTGATTGACTGCATAATTGCTTCTGATTTTTTCTCTGGCGGTGCATCATTTAAAAGCTGCATTACCTTGTCTTTTACTTCCTGGTTTAAATCTTCTACCTTCATTTATTTTCCCTCCTGATTAAAAAAAGCACCCCAACCGGTGCAGTCTGTTTCTGGTTCTTTTTTGTGTGTAAGCTGATAGAACTCTGCCAGCTGTTTCTGATGCTCTGTACGATTCTTTAGCCGCTGCTGCAGCATTTCATTTTCTTTCAGCACCTCCTGCAATTTTACATCCGATGCTGTTTCTTCTTTTGGTGCTACCCCGATTTCATCAATCAGGCCATATTCCAAGGCCATCTGTGGGGACAGCGTTGTTGTCTTATGCATCATCTCCCGCAGCTCATCCTCGGAAATTTTTGCCCGCTGCATAAACAGTGCTACACAGCTATCCATAGCGACATCCAGATTGTCCGCTTCTGCTCTCAGGTCTGCAGCATTTCCGCTTACCGTCTCCCACATGTCATGAATGATTGCGGTCGTCCCCTGCCCCATAATGCGCTTATCGCATGCCTGCAAGATCGTAAAGGCTATCGAATGGCATCCGCCCATTACAATTCCTGTTTTATAAGATCCATGCTGCTGCAGCATATTATAAATCGCGGTTCCCTGATCGACGCTTCCGCCATTGGAATTAAAGTAAATCTTAATCTCATCGGTCTCCGGGATTGCATCCAGAAGCTCCTTAAAATGCTTTGCTGACGTCTCAGAATCTTCGTACTGCCATGTGTCCCAGTTGAACGGACCTGTTTTTCTTATTTCATCAAAAATAAAAATCTCATGAATATTATCCGTCTGTTGGAACCTGTAGATTACATTTTTCTGTTCCATGTCCTATTTCCTTTCTTTAAATTTTATGCTGTTTGACGGACAGCTCCGAGATATTGGATCACCTCCTCATCATCTAAATAAGTTCTTCTGTTTTCTCATTCTGTCCCTCCTCTGCATAGTTTTTGGTCAGCGCTCTCGCCTGACTGAAATCTGTATTAAGTAATGGATAACCTACCATTTCACGCAGCTCATCATAACTAAATCCGATTCCGCGCAGCTTATCCAAATTTACAGCACTGTCTACAACATCCACATGCTTAAATCGAGCAAGCCATACAAGCACACGTTCGCATTTTTTACTGTAATCATTCTCACCAACGATATACGCTGTTAAAGTATCGTTAATTACTTCCGCCACAGGGCTGCATGCATATGTGATAAATTCATTCGTTGCATCGGATTTTTCCGTGATATTCCCATTAAATACTGCTTCTGGAATGTCAAAAGCATTTGCTACCTCGTTATTGATTGTCAGTGCAATCTTTGCCAGTTCCTCTGCTTTTGCATTCGTCTGGACAGTAAGACTTTCCAACGCAATTCCGTTAGCCTCTGGCAAAATCGATAGTTCATCGGATTCCAATATCCTTTTAATTTTTGCCGTATACTCGTCTCTTGTAACTTCACGATCTGTCCCATCCGCTTTTTTCTCTCGAAAATTCATATTTCCGTCAATCTTTAATTTGTATTTTGGCTGGTTCGAAAGGCGTATCATCGCATTTACCGCATCCAATGTGCGGTCATACTGATCTACAACACTTTGCAAATACAATCGGATTTTTGAATTGTCGTATCTAAGATGTATCACATCCTTTGTCTGGAATGTTCTGTATAGTCCATAATTTGCGCCGGCGCAATTCAGCATCACATTGCTGTATGTTCTCTCCGAGAGAACACTATCCGTAACCTGCCAACTTGCGGCTCTATAATATTTGTTGTTCATTGGAATAATCAGAGCTTCCTGTTCTGTCAGAAGCGATTTGATTACTTTTGTCCAGAATACCGTACCGCATTCATGGTCATTCGGCTGAACATTCAGTCGGTACTCAATGTTTCGTTTCTGGCTGCTGTCCGTCTGTATCAGGATATCCGACTTTGCGATTGCTTTTGCGACCATTGATATTGCTTTTTCGATCGCCAGTTTCGACAAATTCAGCTTATCGAGATCAACTGCAATCACTTCTGCAAGCGACTTTATCTCTTTATCCCTGTTGAAAAATAAAAAATCAAACATGTTGCCTCCTAAATGTATACCACCTGGACTTCCAGCTCATCTTTGCAAAACATAGCAACATCAAAAGCCATAAATCCATCATTTTTCCTTAATTTTGGTTCAATCTTCCCGAACATCTTGTTTCCAAACTTGTCCTCACTCACGCTTGTGTTGTTGGTGTACCAACGCATTATTGCTGATGCTCCAAAATTAATCATGCCCTGACTGAACATTGACTGGATAAATGGTGCAATTATTCCGGTTGCTGATGTAATCTTCCTGATCAGCCGGACTACACCGTTCGGATTCTTACGATCCTCAATCGTAAGGTCCCTTGCCTCGAATGCCATCTTAAACAGAGTGTAACGGTATGTATCCATTGCTATCTTCTTGACATCATATTCGGCACATCTTTCCATGCACCAATCAACTATGCTATTCACATCGATTACAGGTCCCGGTACCACCTCGAAATCATTAAATTCGGTCTGCCCTATGTTCTTAAGCGGGAACTTGATTGAGTCTAAAAAAGGCGAGTCCGCACAAATCCATGTGTGCTGTCGCCATATATATTCTCCTGATTCAGTTTTTGTCAAAACTCCCGCCGATGCAAAGTCCCTTATGTCAGCATAATCGATTCCAATTACAGCCGGCTGCCCTTTTGTATCGATTGTCATTCTTGGCTTTTTCAGTTCTAATTCCTCTGTCGTACTGCCCTCATAACATGCACGCAGTACATTCAGCCATGTTGTGACCGTTTCCTCTTCCTTTCGTGCCGATCTGTCCATTCGTTTTGTAATAAATTCCGGTCTCTTTGACGGTATCTTTTTCATTTCAAGATAATCGAGCATTATCTGATTGGCCAGAATCGGCATATACTCCATTGATGGGTTGGCTTTGTGCCATGCATCAGGAATATCAACTTCTTTCATGCTGTCAATTTCGCAGATGAATGGATAATATCCCAGTGGATTTTCACCGGTCTCAAGGATTTCCGCGCACATTGATGAAATCTCATCCAACGGACCGTCTCTGACGTAGCCGTCTGTGGTAATAATAAACTCTCTGGGATGTTTAACTTTTCCGAATGAAGACTCAAACACATTTATCTGATCATAATTCTCGTAAGCATGAATCTCATTGAGCACCAGGCATCCGGTTCGCTTGCCGTCTTTGGTTTTGGCATTTGAAGTGTTATATTTCATTTCAGAGCCTGTTGCAAGATTCGTAATCAGCTCCTTTGTTACTGAAAATTTTCCTTTGAACTTTGCATTTTCATGTAGCATCTCATAGGCAACCTTGAAAGTGTCCTTGACCTGATCTTCTGAGTTGGCCACAATCTCAACATGATAATTTCTGACACCATACAGAGGTGTCTGCATAAAATTTACCAAGGGAACAATGAAGCCGTCCTTTCCATTTCCACGTCCTTCTTTGATGAAAAACTTTGGGAATACCGGAATATCGTCTTTGTACATGAATACAAACGCGTATATAAACTTCTGGTATGGAAATAGCTCATAATAATTTACTTTGCAGTATTCGAGACAATTCTCATAGGTCTCTTTATCGAAAAAAATATCATTCCGCTTAAGTAATGGTTTTACAATGTTCTTGATGAGCTGTTTTCGCTTTTTATTTATCCACTTCGGATGTTCTTTGACATATTTGAGATAATCATCAATTTCCTTACAGATAACCATCTGTTGCTTTTTCCGGTTCAGGTACCGGATCCTTGAGTCTCAAATCCGCTAAAATCTTAAGCATAGTTGCTGTGGTTTTTTGCAGATTGACAACAGAATCATTTGTTTTCTCGACTTCAACTCCGTTTCCGTTAATAGTCTTGTATCTGAGCCCTTTAGACTTGATGTCACTAATCAGCTTCTTTTTCAATGACCAATAATATACATAATCGTCAATCATGTCTTTGTAAAACTCTGCATTCATTCCCCGAAGCTCCAACTGCTTGACCAGAGAATCTCTTATTTCCGTTTTTGTCAATCCGCTCACCTCCCTTTTTCTCAAAATATGTCTGTTTTTTGTGTATAATTTGCATATTTTTTAACGGTTTTCATTAAAAAAATAACTGTATTTTTGTGTTCTCAAAAAAATTTCTTCTTAAAGTAATTTTGTGAAATGGTACCCCTTGCCCTTTTCACGCGAGATTTCAAAATTTTTCCGGAGTCATGCCCACATGCCCGTTCGCCATTCGCGAAAATTTCACAAAAATTGACCGGGGGGGTATTACCAACGCTCCCGGCTCACAAGTTTCTTTTTTCTTTTAAACTTGTGAGGCACTCTGCCATGTCTGATGTTGTGACAACGAACGCACAGACTAATAAGATTATCATTGTCCAGTGCAAGCTCCGGATGCTCCTTCAGTTCCTGTATGTGATGTACCTGCTCCGCCCTTGCTATCTTCTTTTCTTTCTCAGGCAGCCATTTTCCTTTTGCCACAGCCTTTTGGATTCTTGTCCTGCAGTCCTGACACTCAAAGCGATCCCGCTTTAATATCTCTATTCTTTTGGTTTGCCATGCCTTACTGTCATAAAACTTCTTTGCTTCTGTATCTGTCATTATTCCAAAATAAAAAGGACTGGCCCTTTTGCCAATCCTTTATGCTTACACTATATCACACATTAAACGGACAAAACGGACAACTTTATTTATTTTCTTTCTGAGACTGCTGCAGATATCTGTCATGTTGCTTTCGCGCGCTCTCGGCTGTAATGCCTATCTTCTGTGCCACTGTGTTCCAAGAATAGCACCTGACATGACGATACAGCATGATCTGTCGGATAACTGTATCGTCTATTGATATAATCCATGAGATAATTCTGTCCTGCTGCTGATTGAGCTTTCTCTTCTTGGCTTCAATCATCTCTCTTACACTCACAGCCTTAATTGCCAAGTCTGCCATCTGGTCACTGCTTCCAGTGCCCGGAGTGAATGGCAAGCCTGTAATCTGCATTGCTTTTCCTTCCGCTTTGCTTTCAATCAGCTCCAGTTGTTCTTCCCACATCTTGATTTCTTTTTTGATGTAATATACGCTTGTTAATTCTTCCTTCGTCATTTGTCACTCCTCAATTCCGAACCATGCGAGCGTATATGTAAAACGCTGCATTGATACCGTTGTACCTAACCTCCGCATCCAGGAACTTGTAGCCCGGATATGCTTTGGTGAGTTCTGTCTCTAATACTGTGTGGTCTTTGGCCATCCTCTCAACACGTCGCTTCTTGAACTTGCTGTAGCTCTTTGTTGGCTCCGGTGGCTTCTTTAAGTTCCTTGAGCTCACCCACCGCTTAGTACCGTGTGGATTTCTTGATATATATTCTCCTAAACCTGTGATGAGGAAATCATCATCAGGTGATATTCTTCGTGTGTTTGGTCTGTCGCATTTCTTCCAGAGCGATTCCAGTTCGTCTCTGTCCATGCCGTCTCCGGTCATGAGAATGTGGAAATGTGGTCTCACATATCCATCAAATGCGAGCACGTATATGTACTTGATGTTTCCAAGTCCTTTTCTTTTTCTCCGGTAATTTATCTTTGCTATAAAATTCTTGATATCTTTTCTTGCTCTCTCTTCGTCTGTCGGGAGCTTGTCATCGTTCCACCCGAACGTGCACCACAGATCACCTTTTCCAAAGTTAATGTTTCCAAGCCTAATTAAATACCGCCTTGCATTTTTATCATTCAGGTTCCTTTGAGCTTTGCTTGATGGTCTCTTCTTGGTCTTCGGCATGTCACTGAGCCTTGGGTAGCTTGGGTATATCCGAGCTTCAAGGAGAGTGGTCTGTGACTTTATGTTGGTGCACTTCGTGGTGGCTGTTCTGTACAGGCAGTTTACCTTGCCCTCTTTTAGAAGCTTCTCAAGCCTCTCCTCCTCGGTGTCATCTATGTATTTTTTGAAAGCTTCTTCGTAGTCGTAGTTGTCGTATCTTCTCATACTGTGTACTCTTAAATATAAAAATCCCTCGTATGTTAATACCCATTACAAGGACGATAAAGAATTTTTATCTACTATATTATGGGTTTACTGCTGCCTTTGTGCCGCTCTTATCTTTCTGTTGTATTCAGCCTGATACAGGAGCTTTTTGTCTGTTGTCAGGGTGATGTGCTTGAGGGCAGTCTCGTGCTTCTTTAATTTCTCGCACGTTTGTTCCCAGTCTTTCCATATTGTATCGGTTATGTTTCTTTTCATGTTTTTTCCTTTCCTCTATATATGTAGAGACACAGCCTGCTTGTGCAAGCTGTGTATACATGTCTTGTAATATTTGCAGGTCGGTGTGCAGTCGATAGAATCAAATTTACATTTTTGGGGTTTTATCGGTTTCATATCACTCAGTGTTCTGCTCTTCAACTGCTGCCTCCTTTGGTTCATATCCCATGCACTTTATCGGTCTTCTTGGTTTGCCGCATTTTTCGTAGTACTTGCAGTTTATGCATTCATTTCTGTTCATTTTGTTGTTCCTTTTCTTCCTGAAGCTTATCGTATTCCCTAATCAATAGCAGGCCTATTACAAACTCTGTTGTTCCGATCAGGGTAAACGTTAAAAGTATCCCATATACTATTAAATCTATTCCTGACATATTATTCTCCTATTCTGCTTCTGATTGAAGCCATTCAAACCAATCGGTAAGCATTGGTAAATCGTTGCCGTTTAATGCTAAATCGTGCACAGCTAAAAACTCTGCCAACTCTTCATCCGACATATTCCTTATCCTGTTGGCATTGCTCTGCCTCTTTTTCACATTTGATATTCCTACCAGGTAGTCAATGCTAACGTCTAGTGCTCGTGCTATGCTAACTAATATATCGCCTCTAGGTATTCTTTTGCGTCTGATGTAACAAGACATAGCTGATTTGGTAATACCAGCTTTGCTTGCTAATTTTGTTTGTGTAAGCCCTTTTTCTTTTCTCACTTGTTCTAATCGAGATATGAAAATCTCTGTTGTTTCATTCATCTTAATATCCTCCACTACTACTCCGTCAACTTCTTTGCCATTACCTCTTGCCTCTTTTCTTTTTCTTTCTTCTTATTAATTTTAGCGGACAGTCTGATAATCTTTGTTCGCCGGTTATGTCGTTGTTCCACGGCAGCGTAGTGCCTGTCAGGTAGCAACTGCATGGTGTCTCTTCATCGTCCGTGCAAAATGGTGCCATCCAAAAAAGCAGTCTATGCATGCGCATGGCATCTTGTTGGTTTATACTTTCACTATGTGTTTAGGGTTCCATGCTGTCATTTTCTTCACCTTTCTCTCTGATATTTACTATGTTCTGACAGCCACAATGTGGGCAGTCGAATGCTTCAAATATCTTTGCTGCTTTTGTCAGCCCTTCCAGCGCTCCTATCTTTCTGTCGCTAAATATCTATTTTCCTTCATTAATTTGAATCTTTTTCCACATATTTTGCACTTCATATTATTATTCTCCTATTCGCTTATCTCATCACAATTCTTTGCATAATCCCAATCGTCCGACTCGCCATCGAACCAATCAAACGTGCAGCCTTTTCTGCCGTCTACGTCTATCGTGCAGTAAAATAGGCATCCCTCACAGCCGCCCTGCGCTTCATATTCCTGTATTGTCATTCTATCCTCCGAGGTAAAGGGAGCTGGGCAAGGCTCCCCTGGTTAAATGGCTTACAAATCAGTTCTCGTGATATAAATTAATTCGCATGCCCGGTTTCTTTCGCTTTCGCAGGTGTTTCAACCTAAAGCTCGTAATATGGTGTCTCTATCCAGTGAAAATCTACTCCAGAGAGGAGCCTTAAGACCTCAAGCTCCGGCTTGTAGGCAGGATTCGTGAAGCATATTCCGACTGCCATCTCGTCGTTGTAGGAGATAAGCCAGTCACCATGCACGGCAAAGGTGCTTGGTGGATTTTCGTTTTCACGGCACTTATCCGGGTTGACCATGGCCATGCGTGCGTCATTGATGAGGCGGGCTCCTCCAGGTGTCTTTACTACCGTCATCATATTATCGTGCTGCATAATCTTAATCGGTGAGATTAGTGCTTCCTTCGTGTCCTTTGCCATATCCCACAGGAGAGGTTCTCTTTCGGTCTCAAACTGTGGGTCGTGTCCTTTCTGGTATGTCATGAACTCGCCCTTTTCCGGTGCAAGACCGCAGGTTTTGATTACGGTACCTAAAAATTCTTTTGTGATTTTTGCTTTGTCAGCTTCCACCATCCAGCCGGTACCGTTTAAGATGTACATGCCTTTCTCTGTGAGACCGAACTTGACGCCCCATGATTTGTAATCAGCTTTTAAGATTTTTTCTAACTTTGTACAATCTATAAACATTATTATTCCTCCTAACTTTGTGGTTTTCCATATCTGTCAACCTTGTCTCTGAGCCATTGTCTGATTTTCTCTGGAAAAATTAAATCTGATGCCAATAAGTGGCCACTGTGATGCTCCTCTGCTATGTAATCAGCCAATTTCGCCACCGTAAGAGTGTCCATATATTCTCTTCTTGTCATGCATGCTTCTATGACTTCTATCTCTTGCTTTTCGTCCTCTGTCTCCGGCTCATTTTTTTCTATGCTTTGGGCTTCATTTTCTTCCTTTTTGATGCTCTCGGGCTCTGATTTTTCAAGGATTTGCGGGGATTTTTGCGCCGGCGCAATTTGTTCTCCAAGGCTCTTTTCTCCTGCCTGTTCCTCGGGCCTGTCTGCAGGTTCTCTATTATCCTCTCTGCAGTCTGTATCTCTGTCGGTGGAATCATCCTTTTGCTCTTCTCCTGCTCCAGGAGCTGGCTCATTATCTGCCACGCTTCCCGATTCAGTCTCTTCGACCTCATCAGTGCCAGCTTCTCCAACTGCTGCATCGTCATCCTCTGACTCAGGAGTTTCTGCTGCAGTATGCTCTCCTCCCGGCTCATCGTCTTGTGTCTCTTCATCGTCTCCTCCAAAATGATTCTGCCATGTATTAGTGCCTGCTGCATCCTCGTCAAAAATAGAGCGTGTCAGTTGATAGAACTCCCACCACGTCATATTTTTTGGTGTGTCTCCAAACTTCTTGATTGTGACGCGATTCTCGTACATCATCATAAAGTAAAGACCTTTTTTGAATGAACGGTTTCCGGCCGGATTTACAATTTCTGCAAATCGGCTCATTGACTCCTCATCAAACTCGTTTGAGTACACCTCGTTGAGGATTTCCTTATTCTCCTCAAAGAATTTCTCTATCAGCTGACTTATGTCATCTGCCACACCTGCTGCAGGCTCAGTCTTATTGAATCTCTTTAGCTCTCTGATATCCTCTCTTGATGCCTCAGGCTGTATCATCTGTCTGTCAGATTCGGGAAGCTTCAGCATCTCTTCGAGCTGGCTCCTTCCAAGCTCCATGTATTCCTCTCTTAAATGCTCCGAATAACCGTCAATAGAGTATTCACGATTTATACTCATAAATCGGCTTGTGGTGGATGCCTCAAGCCCATACTCAGCCTTGGCAAATTCTGCTATACTACTGTAGCCGTCATTTTCATAGAGTCTCTGATCGTCAATCTGTCTGAGTGCATAGCCTATTCTCACGAAGCTCTGCTTAACTCCTATAAGCTCCTGTCTCAGTTTCTGTTTCATCTGCACCCAGTCATCTAGTGTCATCTGCACGTATTCCATATATCCTCCTATGCTATAGCCATTGCCGGCATATCTGCCGTAGTCGCTGCCTGCATGCCTGCTGTCCTCAGTGTTCCTGTCACAAGCATTCGTATGTAGCTGTTGAGCCACTTCTGTATGTTCTCCTGGTCAGGCTTCTTGTCGTGGGCTCCGTACCACTGCAGTATGTTCGGTACTTCGGAATCAATCTCGACAGTGACGTACTGCATATTTGGTGTGTCCTTGAATCTTAAGAAAAGTATGTACGTCTCTCCCCGATTGTGTTTCCCTAAGTAGTTATCTCCTCCGACACAATGATGAAGTACTCGCCCCTCTGTCACTATTTCCTCTGCTGACTTTGCCGGTCTGATGATGTATGTATCATCCTCGTAATAATATTTATTTCTCAGCTTCCTATAGCTGCGTCGAATGTTTGGGAAGCGCGCCGCAACATCCTTCAGATGCTTGTCCAATTTTTCTTTGTTGACCTCTTCTACCATCTTTTCATGTGCTTCATCCAGATCGTGTGGGAACTGATATACCGTGTTGGTCAGATCGTAGCCTCTGTCTTCTCTCATGCTCAGGTAGTCAGCGTATGTAGAGGCCATGTGTCTGATTCTGTATACCGACTGACTGCAGCCTCCGTAATCACAGCATGCATATTTCTTTATACGGTTTAAAAATTTTTGCAATGTCATGTATTTCTCTGCGAGCACGACCTGTGTGTATGTGAGTCCGGTCTCTGCCAGCTGCTGCACCTGTTCATCTGTCCAGTTCTCCGCGAGTCTCTTTTCCATCTGCAGAACCCTCAGCAGACCTATGTCTCCCTTTCCCTTAATGAGCAGCTTGAGTTTTTCCTTTCTGATACCGAGAAACTCATCCGGTCTCGTTGCTGTTTCATCCTCAATGATTCCATATTGGCATTTTATAAGTTTCTCGGCCACTCCTATCAGGTGCATCTTCACAAGCATCTCAAACTGAGGTGTGCGCATGTAGCACTCAAGGTACTCAACCGGATTACATACGCTCATGAGGCTGTCTGTGTATTCCTTCATAGCGCTGTATTGAAACATGGTCCCTGCCATCTCGCCGTATGTCTCGGGAAGTATTGGTCCGGAATTGATTCTGATGCTTGATAAGCCATACAGATTGCAGTCATCCCAGAAGTCTCTCCCTACATACGGATCATGCTTGTTATAGTCAACCTGTACCTTTTTGCCGGGTTCGAAATATGCCCTTGCCAGTTCAACCCCCGACAGCTTTTCATAGGCATTGTACATTTCATCGCCGTTCTCGCCGGCAATGAAGCCGAGTGTCCACTCTTTTTCCACCTGTATGTACCTCATGACAAAGCCATTATCTTTGTATTTCTGGCCAAGAAAGAGATACCGGGTTTTTCTGATGCTGCCTTTTACTTTTCCTTTGCACTTGTACTGCCCGCGTTCGCCACACATAGGACATGTGCCGAAGCTGTTCTCTCGTGGCTCTTCTATATTTCTCTCAAACTGGTCCTCGTATGCTCCACTGCTTTTCCATCTTGCAGTAGTCACACCGCCACACTTACTGCAGGCTATGTCAGCCCGGCTTCCATGCTTCTTGTAATACAAAAAGTGTTCATCATGGAAATATACGTGATCGGCTCTGTACAGTATTGCTTTTTCAGGTAGTGCCTTGGTGTTTGCCTGTCTGTCCTCCAGCGCTTCCTGGCGCCTCTTGTGCTCTCGCTCTACTCTGTTTATCCTTTCTGTTGATGTGATGTCGGCCTCGTATCTTGATATGTGTTCCCACCACCAAGAAGGGTTGAAAAGCTTGGTATTGCAAAAGTTCTTTATCCTCTCAAGGTCTTCCGGGCTCTGCAGGATATTTTCATCTGTCAGGATTCCCCCGGTGTGTGTTTCCATCCATATGGGTCTGTAATATGAAACCTGCTGGCGTGTCCATACATGTTTGTCCGGCCAGTATGTGCCGAAATCCTTCTTGGTAAGTGCGATTCTCACTACAGGAATCTTTTTTGACTCCTTTTTATTTTCGTACACCTCAAGGAGCAGGTGCCTTTGATGTCCTATGTTCTTGACCGCGGTAACACCAATGTACTTCACAGATTTTTTTCTGCTTATTTTTTTGAGTCCTAGGTATGGTATTTTTTCTATTGTTTTTTCTTTCATCTTTAGTGCCTACTTTCCCATGTAGTAGTCTGTGATTATCTTCTTGGCTCTTGCCATGCCCGGGATGCCGAGCGTGACTCTGCTCGCTGATACGCCTGCTGCCTTGATGATATCCTTGTCCACTGTCTGCTGATTCTTGAACGACCACATCAGGATAGCGGCTATACAGCCCTTCAATGTCTTGCCTTTCTTTCTGACATTGTGAGCCAGGAGCTCATTCTCCATGCACTGTCCTCTTAAGTACTCCACCCAGTCTTCCATGATTTCCTTTGGCTTAAGTTCTGCTGCCTCGACATCAATCTTGCCGAGTGCTGCCGTGAGCTTATCGCACAGCTCCGGGATTTCTCCGTTTGTGTACAGGTCCACGAAATCAGCCTGTATTCCATTTTCTTTCGCCACTACCTTGAGGGATTCTATATCACCCTCGTTAAGCAGGTTTTCTGCGAGCTCATTAATCTCATTAAATGAATCAAATTCTCCAAACTTATCAAACATATGGTTTCTCCTTTAAAAAACTCCATTTATCGTATTTTCGCTCCGTATCTGTAAAATCCGGATAAAACTCATCCAGATATGCTCTGAACATGCCGAGCATCTCTTTTCTGTTTCCACTGCTGCCATTGTCCATCATATGATGATGGTACCGGCATCCGACAGCTCCGTTCTGCCTGATGCCAAGTCCCATGGATGAGCGCGGTATGTAGTGCATAATATCTGTTATGTCCATCTCAGGGACTGCTGCCGGAGGCATCTCGTAGCCTGCCCGGCAGAATATGCACCTGTAATTGTCACGCTCTCTTATGGCAGTGCGCTCTTTTTGTGAAAATTCAAGATATTTTGTATATTTAGGCATATGGATTTTTCCTCTTAATGTGTTATAATATTTTTATGGTTTTTCTTTTATTGTTGTTTTTCACGCAGAGTCCGGTCAGGAAATCAGATTTTCCCGACCGGTCTTTTTTATGCCTCAATCTGCATGACATATGGTGTGTCGCTCTCCATACGCTCATCTACATCCTGGAGCATGATATCTGTCAGCTCCTTCAATGCTTCAAACATGCTGTCGGTGATGAGTCTCTTATCGTGTTTCTCCTTCACTACTCCGATTATGTAGCCGGCTGTGAGTGCAGCTTCCTTTGCATCTGCGCTCTCCTCAATCTTTCCGATCATGCCGATGCACTTCTTGAACTCCTTATACTTTTTCATTCCTGCTGTGTGCTTCTTAAATAATTTCATGTTTTTTCTCCTTATGATGCTGCTTTCTGTTCTTTTGCCACCTCTGATGTCATGATTCCGATATCAAGTGGCTTCTCTGCCTTGATGGCAGCATTTAACTGTTCTGCTGTTTCAATTCCAAGTTTTTTGAGTGCCTCTTTAAGTTTGTTTTCCATAAGCGACCTCCTAATATACCCAAATCCTCATTCCGAGTCTTGGCTTGTCAATCGTCTCAATAAATTTCACCCCGAGAGAATCAAAGTCCTCTATCTCATCATGTGCTTTGACTCTTTTGCCTTTGTACAAGAGCTTGGCATCATCGTTCGTGGATCTGTACACTTCCATGTAAGATGCCGGGCCTATTCTGCTTGTTACTTCTTTTAGCTTAAAATCTGCTCTCTCCATCTTTATCATCTTCCTTTCGCCGGAAATTTTCTTGCTAAGTCTCTTGTTGCCGTCTGAAATGCCTGCTCTCTCTCGTCTCCTGTGGCTCTGATTATTTCGCGGCCATTCTGCAAAATCCTGATTGTATGCTCGCCGGGTTTTTCTTTCAGTGTCATTGAGAGATGGTGCCGTTTCTGTCTGGGATTGAATGTCTCATAGAAGAGGTCTATCATTGTCTTCATACTCGTTTTTCCTTTCTGTTCCTCTCCCCGGGCTTGCCGGAACACCGCACGAAATGGATTTATTATGGTTCACAAGAGGATTTGTTGTATATGGGTAGTTATGCGGTGCTCCGGTAAGCCCGGATGTATTCTTTATTGATTCAGCATGTTCTTGACTTCTGCCTTGAGCTCGACAAGGCTTGCAAGGTACGCTGCTTCTGTAAGGATTTTCTCTCTCTTGAGCTTTTGATACTTCTCCTCGTTCCAGTCCTCTCTCGTGTTAGTACAGAAACTGTTGTATTCTTCCTCTTTCTTGCAGTTTGTCTCATCTGCTTTATCTATTTTCTTGAGGATTTTCTCAAGTCTGAGTGCTTCTTCCTTTGTCACGTTCTTTCCTCCCTCTGTATTCTGTGTATTAAATCTTGCCTTTTTCTGCTTTTCAGTCGTATACTCTTCTTACAGGACGTTGCAGCGTCCGAGTAAATATATAAGTGAGGTATTTTTATGTCTTTAACACCTTCTGATGTCATTCAATTAATTGGTATACTGGCATCTCTCATTACAAGCGTTATTGCTATAATTATTTCTGTATTAACACTCAAACAAAACTCTAAAATGATTGATGAAACATCACGCCCTTATGTAGCCATATACGCTAAAACCACAAATTTCCAATCGCCGCAATATTACTTAGTCATAAAGAATTTTGGACAAACTGGAGCAACTATATCTTCAATAAAATGTTCTCCTGATATCACTCCATTCTCTATTCGAAGTGATCACATTCCATTTTCCAATTTTGCAGAAACGTATATTGCTCCCGGCCAATCATTTATATGCAATGTTAAGGCAAGGGAATTCTGTTCACAGAAAGAAATATTTTATTTCGATATAACTTATATTGGAAATGGAAAGGAATACCATGATACATATCCTATAAATCCAAAAGCAGATGCTGATTTAATACATGTAAGAGCAGCTACTGATGGAAAGGAACTTCGCAGTATCTCATACTCTCTGCAGGATTTAGTTGAAAAGCAGTTATAACTCGATCCGTTTTTCTTTCACTCTCTCTTTAATCCGATCTGTTATAAATTCAAGTGCTTCTACTGTTTGGGCTTCCTCTGGGAGTCCTTTTTTTATGGTTTCAATTACACTTTCTACAACCAGATTGACTTTATCCTCATCCAAATATGTTGTGTTTGCAGTTTCAAAATCATTTTGAATTATGTTTAGCATTTCTCACTCTCCTTCCCCCTGCATCCTGTCCAGCAACGTTTCCGCCTGCAGCACTGCAGTCTTCATCTCTTTTGCGTCTACACCAAACTCTCGCATCTTCTCTTCAAGCGGTACAGGTGCATGGTCTTTCTTGGGGTACTGCTGATATATGCTCTCTGCAGCATGGAGCCCGTACCGGTAATAGCATTTCACTGCCAGCTCCGGTGTGATAGTTCCTTTTCCCTGTACAGTGCACCTGCTCTTGTCCTTGTAGTTGAAAAATATTTTCCACATGGTTTATTCCTCCTCAAACGACTATCTTTACTCCGTCTATCTCTATAGTCGGTACCAGCAGATATCCTTCATCATTCTCATATACTGCAACAGATGTTGGATGTCCCAACTCTTTAAGTACTCCTGCCAGAGCTATGCATGCACCATAGTTGTCATGGTTTCTTCCTAAGTCTTTTCCTTTCTCCTCTTATCTCGTCTAATATTTCATGAAGTAATGCGGTCTGGTACATTATTTCCTTTCCTATAACAGAGTCCGGATCTATACATACCGACTTTCTTTTCTTTTTTGCTTTTTCTCTCTTGATTTCATCTCTTTGCATTTCTGCAAACTTCGAAATTTGTTTATAAATTTGATTTCCCATATGGTTTTGTCCTTTCTCGTATTGAATCTAACTTTCACCGCCAACTCCGGTGTGATGATTCCTTTTCCTTTTACAGTGCATTTACTCTTGTCTCTATAAGTAAAAAATATTTTCCACATTATCTTTCCCTTTCTCTTACATTATTCAACTTATAGTTGATTTAGTAGGCAAAAAAATATTGTCTAATGGAATATTATATATCCTACTCATCATTTCCAGTTGAGCTGGTTTAGGAATAACTCTATTATTCTCCCAATTAACTATAGTCTGCTTATTCAAATGCATTTTTCCGGCAACATCAGCTTGTGTCATACCGGCATTAACTCTTGCTGCTGCCAGACTAATTTGTAATTTTTCCAATTATATCTGCTCCTTTCTCGTTGCTTTTCTTTTATTACACCCTCATATTATATCAACTTTAAGTTGATGTCAATACTAAAAGTTGATTTTTTTATTTTTTAGCTTGTTATTTTTCAACTTACGTTTTATAATGACCATAACGAAAGGGGATGATTATTATATCTGAACAAGAATTTAATAAAATTTTTTCCAAGCAACTTAAGGCACAACTTAAATTACATGAAATGACACAATCTGATTTAGCAAAACATTTAGGTGTTAGTACTCAATCTGTAACCAACTGGTGTAAAGGTGCAAAAACGCCTCGAATGGATAAAGTTGATGCTATGTGTAGTCTTTTCAATTGTAAACGTTCTGATCTTATGGAAGAAAAAGAAACAACAATAGATATTGTACCAATAGAATCCGGCTACACTATCCCAGTACTCGGTCGTGTTGCTGCTGGATATGGGAAAGAAGCTGTTGAGGAAGTGATCGGTCAAATAGAGATTTCTCCCGCTTTAGCTGCAAAGGGTGATTACTTCGGTCTGCTGATTAAGGGTGACAGCATGATACCTACTCTGTATGATGGTGATACCGTTATCGTACAACGTGTCGATGATGCCGAATCAGGTGATCTTGTGATTGCTCTCGTCAATGGACATGATGCAACTTGCAAACGATTGCAGAAATATGCAGAAGGGATTGCTCTCATACCACAGAATCCTGTATATGAGCCTATGCGTTTTACTGAATCAGAAATAGATACTACCCCAGTTAAGATACTTGGTAAAGTCATTGAAATGAGAAGAAAATTTTAATGAGGTTTTATCCCATGCATCCTGCCCTTATATATGTTAAGTCTATGAAATTAAGTAGAAGGGAGTTCCAATGCGAAAGAAAATATATAATATTCTTAACCAAAATGCCATTTATGATACATTTATGTTTACAGTCATAATTATGAGCATTATTCCATTGGCTTTTGTTAAACAACAATCTTGGATGACATTAATTGACAGGATAACTGTTATCATTTTTATTGTTGATTATATTTTACGGTGGTTCGTAGCTGATAAGCTTAGTAATAAGCTTAATAAATTTATACTATATCCACTAACTCCAATGGCGATAATTGATTTATTGTCCATTCTTCCATCAATAACATTATTGAATAGCAGCTTTAAGTTACTAAAAATTTTTAGATTATTTAGATCTCTGCGATTACTTAAGATTTTAAAGTTAGTTAGATATTCTAAAAGCATTACTATGATTTGTAATGTTTTCAAAAAGCAAAAAGAGACATTTATTACCATATTGGTCATGGCTATTACATATATTCTGGTTTCAGCTCTGGTAATCATCAATGTTGAGCCAGAAACGTTCCCAACATATTTTGATGCCCTATATTGGGCTACGATATCATTAACCACTGTTGGTTATGGTGATGTGTATGCAGTAACTACAATCGGAAAAATTATTACTATGATTTCATCTTTCCTAGGAATTGCTGTTGTAGCCTTACCGGCCGGTATAATAACGTCAGGTTTAATGGATGAATTAAGCAAATCACATGATGAATAGCATAAGTTTAAGGAGGAATTTATATGGCAATGATTAAATGCCCTGAATGTGGAAAAGATTTTTAAATTCATAGTTTTGCGCCGGCGCAAATTTTAATCTTATTTTTAATATGAATACTTGACAAGACTAATTCATATGCTATAATGTAGCTAATTAGCGAATGACTGCTGTGCGGTCGCAAAATTAGTCTTGGTTTATTCCAAGGCTTTTTTTGCGTTTATGAGGATTTTACAATGAATAAACAAATAACTTATACTGACGTATATAGTCAGCTAGAAAAATTAAAATCTCAAAATCTTATAATATCAGATGAGGCTTTTGCTATTAGTGCTCTTTCGAGATATGGTTATTCAAACCTAATCAAAAGCTATAGAGAACCATACATAATCAGGTACAATGATTCTATATATTATAAGGATGGCGTTACTTTTGAGCAAATTTTATCTTTATTTATTTTAGATAAGAATCTGAGAAACTCTGTCATGGCTGCTATGCTGGATCTGGAAGAGTTCATTAAAGAAGCTGCTGCCGATGTAATTTCAAAATCATTCAGTACTGCCTCTGCAAAATATCTTAATTATAGGAATTATGCTAATAAGAAACGTAGAAAAAAGAGATTTACACTTTCTGAAACTTTAGAAAAGATAAAAAAGGCATTGTATTCAGAAAAAGATCCAATACACCACTATATGTCAAAGTATGGTGATGTTCCACCTTGGATACTCTTTAAGGGGGTATATTTTACTACAATTGTTAATTTTGTCGGATTCTTTAAAACTCCTGAGCAAAATGAAATGATATCCCATTTATACCATGACCACTACGATTTTATTTACGATGATTCCATGAAAAAACTTATGATGGATACTCTTTTCATTTGTATTGATTACAGAAATATGTCCGCGCATGGCGGTCGTATTTATAACTATCAGAGTCGCAATACTCTGCGAAAAGACGAGATTTTTCATGCGGATTATGGTTTAATGACCTCTGGTTTTAGCGAATTGCTTTTTATATTAAGTTTGTTATCATACACAACACCTTTTGACCGACTTAATAACGCTCTTCAATATGAACTCAATCGTCACTGCTCCCTTTTTCCTGATGACAGCGAATATCTTTCTAAAGTATTAAATATTGATATTGTTGAAAAGGATTTTGTATATTATAAAGCATCTGGTTCAAAGTATCACACTATTCCATCATGTAGTGGTATGCAGGATGCTATTCAAATTGATATTGAAGAGGCAAAATCTCTTGGTTTAGCACCGTGTAAAAAGTGCTGTAACTAAAAAAACGCCCTGCAGCGGCAACTGCAGAGCGTTTATATAGATGTTACCTATCAACCCGAGGGCCAATATAATAACTCCCTAAGCAAGTCTTATTATATCACATGCCCTCTTTTTTAGAAAGGGGCTTTTTATATGTCTAAAACTGTCGCTATCTATGTCAGGGTTTCTACAGGGAAACAGGCTGACAGAGACTCTATCCCTTTTCAGATTCAGGAATGCTCCAACTATGTGAAGCATTTTCTTAAAACTGAAAATTTTGAAGTATTCAAGGATGCAGGACGTTCCGGCAAGAACACTCACCGGCCGGAGTATCAGAGAATGATTGAGAAGGTCAAAGCCGGCATGATATCCCATGTCGTGGTGTACAAGATTGACCGTATATCACGTAACCTTGTGGACTTCTCTATCATGTACAATGATTTCAAGGAGCACAAGGTGGCTTTCATCTCTTTAAATGAGCAGTTTGATACCTCAAGCGCTATCGGTGAAGCCGTGCTCAAGATTATCCTCGTGTTCGCTGAATTGGAGCGCAAGCTCACAGGTGAGCGTGTGCGCGACATCATGATGAACCGTGCGCTTGAAGGCAAGTGGAATGGTGCCAGAGTGCCATACGGCTGGGACTGGGATACAAAGAAGCAATGCCCGGTGCATTCTGATACTGAGGCAGAATATGCCCGGATGATGTACAGGCTCTATGATGAGAGCCACTCTACCTGTGTGGTGCGTGATTACTGTAATGCTCACGACATCCCGACCAAGCGTGGCGGTGAGTGGACCAGCAAGACCGTGGCTGATTTCCTGAGGAATCCTATGAATGTCGGTGATTATCGCTACAATTACAGGAAATCTGCCAGAGGTAAGAGGAATGATCCGTCTGAGGTTATCTATGTGAAGGATGTGTTTCCACCTCTTATTGACAGAGAGCTCTATGAGAGGGTGACTCATCAGATGGACCTGAACACCTTCGGACTCGGTAAGGATGGGCGCAAGGTGGTCAGCAAGAAGACTCATGTGTTCGGCGGTCTTATCGTGTGCGGTCTGTGCGGAGCTTTCTATCACTCCGATGCCGATGTGGTCAGAGCCGATGGTTTCAGGCCGTCGAATTATCGATGCGGTGCTCACACCAAAAAAATTCACTGCAAGGCAAAGGGCACCTCTGATGTGAAGCTCGGACCGTTTATTTTCAACTATATCTCAAATCTGGTCAAGGCTTCCAAGTCAAAGAAACTGCTGCACTCTGTCTCTGATCTGGAGCAGATACTCCTCACCGGCCCGGATTTTGAGCAGGTGGCAGGCATCGCTGACATTGGACTGGATGTCACCTTTGACACTATCATGCATGGTTTCAAGCCGAAGCGGTACACTGCCGCACCTTATACTGTCATCCGCTCCGGTGATTCTGATGCACTCACGGCAAAAAGAGATAAGACCATCAGAGCGCTTGAGAGGCTCAAGAAGCTGTTTTTATTTGAAGATGATGCAATGAGTGAAAAAGAATATCTGATGTCTAAGAGGGAGCTTGAGGGCACGCTCAGCGACATAGAGAAAGAGCTGTCAGCTCTTGAAGCCGACACTGCAGATACAAAATACGATGATATGTCTTTCATCTCCACTGCATCCGGATTTTTAATTGCTCATCAGATTGCATCAGGTGAGCACATCAACTACAGGGAGCTCGCCTGTGCTGTAGATGCAAAGGTGCTTAAGGATTTTGTGAACAGTGTGATTGAGAGGATTGTTCTGTTGGACGGACGTGTGGCTTCGATAGAGTTTAAGAATGGACTCGTTCACGAGTTCCTTTACAGAGAGTGAGAGCAGGCTGAGGAGGCAGCCTGCTCTCTTTTTTGTATGTATGAGTAAGATTAGATTAACAAGAAAGGTTGATTTTACAAGGTTTTAGGTATCTTGTTTTTAGAGTTCATCTGACACCCGAATGTCTTTACAAAATAAGTCATAGGACGGCCGATTTCTTTAGATTTCTTTTCAACAAAATCCTTTGCCTTTGCCATGTAGTAATACTGCCTCTCAGGCTCACGTGCCGGT